TGCTGACTTCTGCAGGTACGGAGAAAGGAGCGATAAATGAGATACGACTTGAGAGTATCTGTTAAAGTCGAAGGCTGTGATGAATACGCAGATATAGGCTATCCCGAGAACGACCACCCGACATACAACCTTAGAGATATGTTTGAAGCGTGTATGGGTTGGGATTATTCGCAAGGTGAGTATTATCCCTGTTCTGAATATATCGGTAGGTTAGAACGAGGGATCATGGAATTAAAGTTTCACCGAGAAGATTATGAGAAGTATAACCCGCCAAACGGTTGGGGCTCGATAGACAGTGCGTTGAAAGCACTTGAAAGTTGGTGGGCATGTATACAAGAGCAAGCCGAGATAATACCAATAGATTGTCTGTATATACGATGGTGAAAGGAGCGAGAAATGAGCATTTTTTTAGGGAATTTAAGCGTAGATGAAATCGAAAAAAGGACAGGGATAGTCTTTAGCGATGAGCATAAGAAGTACATGAGCGAACATCGCCAAACGGCAGTAAACAATACACCGCTCAAGGAAGGCTTTTGGCATGGCTTTGATATACCATTCATGATTATGACAAGCGACAAGGCAACGGCAATGAAGTATGTGGCTATGCTGTCCGAGTACGATTGGGCTAAGAGCAAAGAAAGTTTACAGATTGGCTATGAAAGGGAGTGAGGGCGAATGAGTAGGTGGATAGATGCGGATACGTTGCGATCAAAACTGATGCAGTACATCGGTCTTACTAATGGCTTCGATAGGGCGTTTTCAGAAGCACCGAGCATAGACATAGTCCGTTGCGGTGAGTGTGAGCATAGAGGAGCCGACTATTGTTATAAGCACTCACACAGAGTAACTGACAGCGATTTCTGTTCATACGGAGAAAGGTGTTACATACCATACGGAGAACGCAAAGAAGAAACCTGTACATTTGAAAACGATACCGAAATCAAAAGTTGCTCAAAAGATAGCGACTTGATAAGCAGAGCGGACGCGCTAGAAGCACTGGACGAAGAACCGCCGGTATGGTGCGACGAAGAGTACGAAATAGCAGAGCGTAACCAATGGAGAGCAGACGTTGAAGCGATCAAGTCTGTACCATCAGCCGACAGACCCAAAGGTGAGTGGGTGTACCACGAGGATTACAAACTCGATGGAGAGTGTTGTTACGAGTGTTCCGAGTGCGGAAGAATGTACGACTACAAGATGAACTACTGTGGTTACTGCGGTAGCGATATGCGAGGGAAGGGAGAGAGATAAATGACAAGGGAAGAAGCGATTAAGGTTTTATCAAGTTATGACGTAAATGGTGTTTGGGCTGATGTTGACGGAAAGCCTTATAACGCAGAAGAACAAGCCGAAGCCCTTGACATGGCAATAGAAGCACTCAAAACCGAAGCCGTACCACAGAGCGAACAATACAAGAAAGGCTTTGAGGACGCTAAAAGAGCATTTTTAATTGAGTATGCAAGAGAAAGCCAAAATATGCGTAAACGGATCGCTCAATTTGAAGTGATGCTCAATGCGCAAAAGGCGATTTCAGCCGACAGACCGAGAGGCAGGTGGCACTATTCAGACGGCAAGCCTGCAACAATCGGACAGAGTTTCGGAGTTATCTGCGACCAGTGCGGGGCAGAATCAGAATACTGCACGAACTTCTGCGGAGAGTGCGGGGCGGATATGAGGGGTGAGGACGAATGAAAGCAACATGGAAACTGATCGCCACCGATGTCCACTTGAGCCACCAGCTCCCGACGTATGAGGAATTTACGGCGGACATATACGAATGCACCAATTGTCACAACAAAGCGAACGACAGAAACGGACTGCCGGACGTGTGCCCGTGGTGCAGGGCAGATATGAGAGGCGAAACGGAATGAGCGAACAGACATCGTTCCTCGCACCGAACGGCTACATACAACCATGCCCACACACGGATAAGTGCGGTGCTTATAGATTAAGCGACGGGATAAGACCTGACGGTACAACGTATACCCGAGGCTGTGACGGCAAGTGCTGGTGGTGTGGGCAATTCAGAAAGGACGACAAATGAGATACGACATATCGAACATCGGCGAACGGATCAGACACGTACAGAAGCAGCACGAGATGAGCCAGGCTGACTTCGCGGACAAGATCGGAGCGAACATCAGCACCGTAAGCAAATGGATCCGCGGCGTAAACGATCCGCCTCTTTGGGGACTGCTCGCGATCTGCGAAGTGTACGATGTAAAACTGACGGAGCTGGTGAAGCCGTTGCCGGACAGATACAGACCGCCGAGATACAAAGGAGGACAGAATGGATAGCGTAACAAGATGCCCAGTGAACAAACCAAAAGTAACGGAGATAATTGATGAGGTCGCCGCGGACATCTGCAACCACTACTGCAAATATGCGGCAGAATACACGGACTTTGAAGACCTGATCAAGGAACGATGCGAGGACTGTCCACTGAACAGACTATAGACGATAGCGAAGCACGTTTCAACCACTAAAGACACAGACGGCGCTCGTTATTCATAACGGGGGCAGGGCAGAGAAGTTAATGCAAACTGTTGGTAATCTGCGAAAAATCATATAGAGACAGGACCCGCCCTGCCCGACGGTCCTACAGACAAGGAGAGTAAACATGAACGATAACGTAAAGCACCCGTCGTACTACACCGACGGCGGAATAGAAACGATTGACTACATCAGGGCGAAGCTGACGCCCGAGGAATTCATCGGCTACTGTAAGGGCAACGCTCTGAAGTACATCAGCAGGGCGGGCAAGAAGGGCGACGCAGCCGAAGACCTCGCAAAGGCGGCAGTGTATCTCGGCTGGGCTTCCGATACGCCTACGGACGTCAAAACGAAACCGCAGACGGACGAAACACCGAAAGTCGGTAAAGAACCCGACAAAGTGCAAAAGACGCCACAGAAGTCAAAGAAGAACATCGACGACGGAAAGATCCGCGCATGTTACGAGGGCGGACGCTCCGTCTCATGGATCGCAGACGAGATGGGACTGGCACCGCAGACGATAATCAACCACCTCACGAAAATGGGGATCTATAAGACGAAGAGGGTGACGGCATGAGCTACCTGATCCAACCGATACAGAAGGAGTGCAAGGTCTGCGGCAGGCCGTTCCTTGCCAAGAACTACAACTCGAATTATTGCTCGGCTGAATGCAGACGGCTGATGGCTCGCAATAAGCGGAAGGAATCGGAAGCCAGCAGGAAGAGCAGAGCGGAAGCACGGGCGCGGCTCGAGAACAACTTACTGGAACAGAGACTGAACGAGGCTCGGTCTAAAGACCTGACATACGCTCAATTACAGATACAGAAGACACTGGCGATGGTCAGAGAAAGAGAGGCGAACAAATGAGAGTAACATTGTGCGACAGCTGCGGCAAACAGTTGGACGAGGACGTATCGTACATTCTCCTGCTAAAGAAACTGAAGACGGGGCTGTTTATGGAGGACGTCATCCGCGAGGAACTGTGTGAAGACTGCGTAAAAGAAGTGATGAGGACACTTGAGGGCGATGACTGCTAAAGACTATCTGCGACAGTACAAACGAATAGGCGAACGGCTCCGGCAGATGGAGAAGGAATTGGAATACATCGAAGCGCGGATAGAATCGATGAGCGGTTCGGGCGACGGAATGCCGAGGGGCACCGACGTGTCCGACCGCACTGGCAACCTCGCAGTCCTCATAGCCGATAGCAAGCAGGACTACGAACACGTACTCGCTGAGTCGTTACGGATCAGACGCAACATCGAGTCGACCATCAATGCAGTCGAAGACCCTCTTCAGTCCCGGCTTCTATACGAACGATACGTCGAGTGCAAGCCGTGGCGGACGATAGCCTCCGACATGATTATGGATGAGGTCTATGTCAGGGGCAGGCTGCACGGGCGCGCTCTCGAGTCCGTGAGAAAAATCACAGGCATGGAGTGAAGAGGCTACACAAGGTTACAAATACATGGTCTATAATGTTAGCGTAAAAGATTGGGACAAATACATTTGCTCCTTTAAACGCTGAGACATTTTCATAATCATTTCCCTCCTTTTACACTACAAGGCTAAAGGCAGGACGCTCTGGTTAACTCCGGGGCGTTTTGCTTTGGGAGAAAAGTATGGGCAACAAAGTAAACCCCCGGTATAAGAACGGCACCCTCCGCAGGAAACACCGGGCACGTCTGAAGGCGATGGGGTGTGAGTGCGGGATATGCCACGGCAGGCTCGGCCCGATTCATTACGACGAACCAAGCGACGCTCAACATCCGCTTTCATTTGTAGTCGATGAGATCCGTCCTGTCAGCAGGTGGCGCGAGTTCGGCTACGATTCACCGGAGGCGGCGGCACAGGACTGGAACAATCTTCAAGCTGCTCATTACATTTGCAACTCGCAAAAGGGGAACAAGGTAGCACATAAAATTATTTTTTTCGAACGCGAAATCGAATCAGACGGCGAGTGGTAGGGGGGCGGACCCCTCCCGGACGGATCGGCGCCCACCGACGTCCAGCGCCGATTTACACACAAAGGTTTTATGTAAATGGATAGACTTGGAAAATTGAAGGAGTTGGAGCAACGGCTCATCGACGCTATGGACGAGGCAGACGGTAAGGCACTCGCGCCGATAGCGAAGCAGTACAGGGAGACGATTCGAGAAATCGAAGAGATAGAAGGGATGGTAGACGATGGCGACGAAATCGCGAAGATCTTATCAGGACGCGAAACTGATGGGAAGTCAGGTGCCGTCCGTAAGAATCGCTCCGGAGTATCTTGAGAGCGACGGATTCGACGCCGACAAACTCCTGAAGGTAGGCGGTCTCGTTATGGACCCGTGGCAGGCGGACGTTCTCGATGACTGGATGGGACGCGCGCCGTCGGGCAGATGGGCTTCGTCAACGTGCGGTGGCTCGGTGCCGAGACAGAACGGTAAATCACTGCTTGTTCAGGGGCGAGCTGAAGCAGGCATGATCCTGTTCAATGAGCAGGTCATATATACGGCACACCTGCAGAAGACCGCGACGGAAACCTTCGAGGAGATGAGAGACTTTTTCGAAACGCCTGCACTAAAGAAGTACGTCTCAGAGATAAAGACCGCGATAGGACGCGAGCAGATAATCCTGAAGACGGGAGCACGTATAAAGTTCCTTGCGAGGACGAGAAACGGCGGTAGAGGTCAGCACGGAGATCTTCTCATATTCGATGAGGCTCAGGAGCTCGACGAGAACCAGCAGGCGTCTTTTCTGCCTGCTATCTCGGCAAGCGTCAATCCGCAGACGCTATACGTGGGAACGCCGCCTGACCCGACTGCAGCGGGAACGGTCTTTAGAGGAATCCGCGACAAGGCGATAGACGGCGAAACCACGAAGACCAGCTGGTTCGAATTCTCGGTCGATGACATCGGCGACGTCATGGATCGCGAGCGGTGGGCAGATACGAACCCTGCTCTCGGCAGACGAATACTCGTTTCGACTATAGAGGGCGAAGCAGAACAGATGGATCCCGACACGTTCGCCCGTGAGCGTCTCGGCTGGTGGACTCCGATAGTCGAACATAAAGTCGACTATGCAATACCTGAAGAGGCATGGGACGCGTGCAGATCAGACGAGCCGAAACCCGAAGGCAAGACCGCATACGGCGTGAAGTTCTCGGCAGACGCGTCGGAGGTATGCCTGTGCGGAGCGGTCATCCCTAAAGAAGGGCCGGCACGGGTATCGGTCATAAAATCAGAGCCGACTGCGATTGGAACACAATGGCTCGCAGACTGGCTCAACGAAAGATACGATAAGGCGTCCTGCGTCGTTATAGACGGAAAGAACGGCGTGGACTCGCTTATAGACAAAATAGCGCGGACGTGGCGAGTCAGAGGCTCGGTAGTGCGTCCGAAAACGAACGATGTCATAGCGTCGGTCAGCGCGCTCACTGAAGCGGTCAACTCGCAGGAGGTGACATGGTACTCGAAGCAGACGCTCCTCAGAGACAGTGCAGTCTCGGCGGTAAAACGTCCGATAAGCGGAGGCTGGGGCTTCGGTGGTGAGAACTCGACACCTATAGAAGCGGCGGCTCTTGCGCTGTGGGGCGCGAAGACATCAAAGAGAGATCCAAGCAGAAAAATGAGGATAGGCTAATGAAAGCATTGAACATTTTATCGGTGAAGGGGCTTCCTGAATACGAACAGGCACTTCTTAAAGAATTAGTGGCGGTCTTTAACAAGCACCTGAAGGCAAACAAAAAGAAAAATAAATACTACGAGGGGCACGTCGCACTCGGAGACGTCAACCTCGGCATAGCACTGCCCGACGTGGTGAGCAACCTCGAGATCGGGTGCGAATGGGGCGCAAAATGTGTCGATGTTCTGGCGGCGAGGTCGATGTTCGACGGTTTCGTTGAAAAGGACGGCAACTCGGCGTCGCTCATCAATCAGATATTCGATGATAACAATCTTCGTTCGCAGTACATGAAGGCAGTCAAAGACGAGCTGAAGTTCGGAAGCACTTTCGCGACATTATCGGCAGACCCCGAAAAAGGGTGCCGTATCAGATTCCATTCGCCGATGACAGCGTCGGCATTATGGGACGGAGAAAAAGGCAGGATATATGCCGGCATGGCTATTGTAGATGTCGGAAGCGAGGACGGGAAGGTCTTCAGACCGCGAATCATAAACCTCTACACCGACGACGCGATATGGGAGCTGGCTCGTAACGGTTCGGCGTGGAGCGCGACGAAATACCCACATGATATGGGCAGACCGCTCATGGAGCCGATGATATGGAACGCGACCAGCGCGAAGCCGTTCGGACGCTCGCGCATTAAAGAACCCGTAAGGCGACTGATAGAGGGCTATGTCCGCACGATAGCGAACGCCACTATCGGACTCGAGTTCTCGACTACTCCGCAGAAGTATCTGCTCGGCATTACGGACGAACAATACGACGCGGTCATAAATCAGAAGTTCAAGCAGTACATCGGCAGTATAATCGCCGCCACAGAGAACCCCGAGACGGGCGAGAACCCCGTTTTCGGGCAACTTCCACAGGGCAACATCGAACCGCACGTTCAGATGATACGCCTGCTCTCAACGCAATTTTCGGCGGCAACGGGGCTGACTGTTACGGACGTCGGAGTCGTTAACGACGCGAACCCGACATCGAGTGACGCGATCCTCGCACAGTCGCAGACGCTCGTCTTGCTCGCAGAGCAGCTCAACGCGGGCAACTCGGACGCGCTCTGCGTGATAGCGAAGATGGCACAGGCCATAGCGGAGCAGAAGACGCTCGGAGAACTCGAGGACAACGAACTCAGCATTATTCCGCACTTCAAGAACCCCGCAATGCCATCTGTAGCGGTAACGGCAGACGCGGCAGTCAAGATAGCGGCTTCGAGACCAGAGTTCGCCGCTACAGACATCTATCTCGAGATGGTCGGATTCGACCAGGCGGATATAAGACGAATCAAAGCGCAGGAGCAGAGGGCGAGAGGCCAGCAGATATTAGAACTGGAGTTCAGCGATGAGAATCAGCCTGAAAACATGGATGAAGTATAAGAACCGACTGGCCCGTATCAACACAAAGGCGGCAGAGGACATGGAACTGTATGTTCGTTCTATAGGCGGCTATGCCGGTCACGAGCGCGATGTAATCAATTACGCATACGCACTCGCAACGAAATACGGCGAGGCGGCGGCTGCAGCTGCATGTGAGATGTACGACGCGGTGGCGATGGCAGAGGGCGCAAACGTACCACCGGCAGAACCGGCGCAGACCGCGCAGTACACCGAAGTCGCTATAGCGGTGCAGGGAACCGCGAAAAACAGTTCCGAGTCGCAGATACCGGGAACGGTCAGCAGACTCGTCAAGCAGGCAGGCGCGGACACTTCTCTACAGAATGCAGAGCGTGACGGGGCGCAGTTCGCATGGATCCCGATGGGCGACACGTGCTCGTTCTGTCTGACACTGGCGTCGAGAGGGTGGCAGAACATCTCGGCAAGGTCTTTAAGGAACGGACACGCCGAACATATTCACGCTCACTGCGACTGCACGTATGCCACAAGGTTCAATTCGAGCACGGAGGTAGAGGGTTACGATCCCGACAAATATCTCGAGATGTACGAATCAGCGGAGGGCGCAACGCCTAAAGACAAGATAAATACCATGCGCAGACAGCAGTACGCCGAGAACGCCGACCATATCAACGAGCAGAAACGCGAAGCGTATGCAAGGCGCAAGGAAAACGAATAAGTGAAGTTGCACGTCTACAGGCGTGTTTTTTATTGGCAACTCGTGCCTTAAACGAGGTCTAACTCATACATCAGGAGGTAAAACGATGGAAAACACTGAAAACAAAGTTCAGGAAGAACAGCGGACGGACGAACGCACCTTCAATCAGGCGGAACTCAACGCCATCGTACAGAAGCGCGTCGCAGAAGTGACGAGCAAGTACGAGAATTATGAGGAACTGAAGGAAAAGGCGGCAAAGTTCGATGAAGCAGAAGAAGCGCAGAAAACGGAACTGCAGAAGGCGACCGAAAGAGCTGATTCCCTTAAAGAACAGCTGGACGCACTAACGAAGGCGAACGCAGAACGCGAACTGAAAGACAGAATCAGCATGGAAACAGGAGTGCCGGCCAGTCTTTTGAGGGGCGACTCTGAAGAGGACCTGAAGGCGCAGGCAAACGCTATTCTCGGTTTCGCAAACGCGAACAAGGCTTCATATCCGCAGGTGAAAGACGGAGGGGAAACAACCGCACCGTCGGTCACCAAAGAACAGATACTCTCCATAAAGAGCGATAAGGAGAGGCTAAAGGCTATTCAGGATAACATTGAATTGTTTAAGTAACGGAGGTAAAAACATGGCTAATCTGGCTATTCAGGCTCAGGCGCAGGAAATCAACGCAGTAGCAAAATTCGAATCGGATCTGCACAATCTGCTCGCACTGTTGGGTAAAGAGGACGTTAACGTAGTAGCACCGGGAACAGCGTTCAAGATCTTCAGAAGCTCCGGCACACTGAGCGCAACAGCAGTCGCTGAAAAGGCTCTCATTCCGGACAGCGGAATCGCTATGGACGACGGCACAGTCGTAGTAGTTGACTTTTCGAAGTTCAGAAATCTCGTTTCCATCGAGAAGATCGCGAAGATCGGTTACGACAAGGCAGTCGGCGGCGCAACGACAGAGATGGTAAGACAGGCTCAGGCTAAAGTAAGAAAGTCCATCATCGACGCTTCGAACGTTACGGGCACAGGCACAGCAACAGCCGCTACATTCAAGGCTAAACTCGCTAAGGGCGCTGCTTATGTCGCTAAGAAGTTCGAGGACGAAGTATTCACACCGATCCACTTTGTCAACACAGACGATGCTTATGACTATCTTGGTTCGGCTGACATCACAGTCCAGAACGCATTCGGAATCAGCTACATCGAGAACTTCATGGGTCTCGGAACTGTCATCCTCGACAGCAACGTGACAGCAGGAACAGTATTCTCGACAGCATGTGAGAACATCGACGTCGTTGCTGCTAACTGCGCAATGATCGATGGAATGGACATGACAACGGACGAGAGCGGTCTCATGGCTGTACACGTATCGCCGAGATATGAAAACGGCGCAGTAGAGTCCGTCGTTTATGCTGGCATTAAGGCTCTGCCGGTATTCGCTGACAGAGTATGTAAGGTTACTACTACAGCGTAAGAGGTAACGAACTATGAAAAAGGCGACAGTGCTCGTCTCTTTCTTTGATTTAGAAGAGGACGTCCAAAGAGAACCTGCGGACGTCTTCTCCGTTAAAGATGACAGAGGCGAATATCTCGCGGGGCTCGGCTTAGTCTCGCTGGAAGATGAAAAGCCGAAGAGAAAACCCGCAGCAAAGAAAAAGAAGTAGAGGTGAGCAATGATGGCATACGCAACAGTAGACGACGTTCAGGAACGCATGACGCGTGAGATGAGCGCAGACGAACAGTCCGTATGTAGCGCATTGCTCGACGACGCGGCTGTCCTTATAGACGCCTTCAATCCGAACGGCGAAACGGACGCAAAGAAAGTCGTATCGTGTCGAATGGTCGTCAGGGCGATAGGCGACGGCGGAGTGAGTGTTCCTATAGGGGCGACTCAGGGCACAGTTTCCGCTCTCGGCTATTCACAGAGCTGGACTATAGGCTCGGGCTCGACTGGCGAACTGTACCTCTCGAAAGTCGAAAAGAAAATGCTGGGCGTGAGCGGTCGTATAGGCTCGTACAGCCCCGTGGAAGGACTGATGACGAATGATTAAAGGAATCACAGTAACGCTCTACGAGACAGAGCCCATAGCGACAGACCCGTTCGGCGCACCGATAATGCCGGCGTTCGTCGAAGGTATCAGGACGGGCGAGAACGACATCGTCATTACGGACGAAGGCGAAATCGTCGTAGCAAATGTTGCTTCGGACTATGCGGTACAGGTCGACAACGTGCTCGTATCCCCCGTATCTTCCGAAGACATCGTCAACGACACCGCTCTTTACGGAAAGCGGACGGTATATGAACTCGCTATCCCCAAAGGCGACACCCACGACTGGAAGGAAAAGCGCGTCGAATTCTTTGGCGAACGTTTTCAGACAGTCGGCGAGGTCGTTAAAGGAATCGACGACATGGTGCCGCTCGAATGGAACGGCAAAGTAAAGGTGGTGCGCTATGAGTAGGACAAAGTTCAAGCTGAACAGAGCAGGTGTAGGCGAATTGCTGAAAAGCGGTGAAATGTTGTCTGTTTGCGAAAGTTATGCCAACGCTATCCAAGCGCGGTGCGGTGACGGCTACGAAGTGACAACGCACGCTCCTGGCAAGACGCGTGTCAACGCTTCGGTGATGGCGACGACCTACAAAGCGCGCAGAGACAACCTCGAAAACAACACATTGTTAAAGGCGGTGAGGGGATGATTGAAGTGACAGTACGCAACTACCTCAACAACGCGCTTGATGTCCCGGTATACATGGAAGTCCCTAAAGACGTTACCCTGCCGGGCGAATTCGTCGTTGTAGAGAAAACAGGCAGCGGCAGAACGAATCATCTGAACGCGGCCACGTTTGCGATCCAGTCCTATTCGACGAGCATGTACAAGGCGGCCTTGCTGAACGAGAAGGTCAAAGAGGCGATGGACAGCCTTATGACACTTGACGAGGTCAGCAGGTCGGCTCTGAACAGCGATTATAACTTTACGGACACGCAAAAGAAGCAGTACCGCTATCAGGCGGTCTACGACATAAACCACTATTAGGAGGTATAAAACATGGCAACAACAGTTGGGAATGTAAGTGCTGTTAAGCCGAGAGTATCAGGATGTGTATTCAGGGCACCGCTCGGAACGACTCTTCCGACGGACGCTACGACCGCTCTTGATGCAGCCTTTAAAGATATGGGCTATATCTCGGACGACGGTATCACAGAATCTAACGCCCGCGAATCAGACGACGTTGTCGCATATGGCGGTGACGTGGTCGCAAGCCTGCAGACGAGCAAAACAGACACATGGCAGATGACTTTCATTGAAGTCAAGAACGCTGACATGCTCAAAGCAATGTACGGTAACACGAACGTTACGGGATCGCTCAGCGCGGGCATGGAGATCTCAATCAACTCGAAGGAGCTTGAGTCGGCAGTATGGGTAATCGATCAGATAATGTCGGGCGGAACGCTCGAGAGAACGGTCATCCCGAACGGCAAAGTGACGGAGATCGGCGACATTACATACGCTGACGGAGAGGTCACAGGCTACGAAGCAACAATAACAGGATTCCCGTATTCGGGATTCTCGGACAACGCTACTGCCAAGAAGTACGTTAAAAATCCTGCAGAGTAAGGAGAAATCGCAATGGTAAAGGGTGAAACGAAGTCCGGCTTCAAGTTCGAACTGGACGATGAGGCTATGGACGATATCGAGTTTGTTGAACTCCTCGCAGAATCAGAGGAGACCGCTACGGCACTGCCGAAGATTGCCAAGATAGCACTTGGCGAGAATCAGTATGAGGCGCTTAAAGACCATCTCCGTAACGAGAAGGGCAGAGTCCCGCTGCAGGTCATCGGCGACACGCTCGAGGAGATCTTCGAATCGGCGGGCGGTGAAGTAAAAAACTCAGAACCCTCGCCAGAATGATAGGGTTCGACAGGGACGCGCTTATCTGCGACCTTGCCGAGACATATCGCATTTACGATTATAG